TTATTAAGTTGTTTGTAAATTCAATTACATACCCTCTGTCTTCCCATAGTTTTATGTGTTCTTTTAAATCTCCGAAAGTAAGAGTGCCTCTTAATCCTGTTTCATTACAATGTTTTCCAATAGTATCTGACAACCATTGAACCCAGAAATGCTGTCTACCTTTATCGTCCGGCATTTTATCTTCTATAAATATATAAGCTGTTTTCATTATTATTCCTCCAAATTATTTAATATTAACCACATTGGTTGAACAGGTACATAAACTAAACAAATTGCCACGGGAATTTCGGCGATATACCACATAACGTATTTTTGAGTCCATTTAACCTTATACTCTAATTTACGAGTAGTAAGGTAGGCTAACATTGAGATTCCTCTCATGCGTGTCTGAAACCTGTCATAAACTTCGATCTTTTCACCATCTTTGGTATAAGCGTAGTAATCGCTTGAGTCTTCATTATTATAAATGGAGAAATATATACCAGGTTTTCCATCTGGAACCATAGTTTCAAATACATCTATTTCCTGTAATTTCTGCATTTGTAATTGAAGTAGCCAGAATACAGGATTCTTATTTTCGGTCTTGAATGATACCATCATGCTGTTCTTATATTCCCCTCTGAAATAAAGCTCATCATTATAGAATGTGTTGAGTTCACCTTTTGTTGGTGCACCTGAGAACGGATTTACATCCGTCCACTTTGCTCCGTTATTTGTGATATCATAATTACTTTCTTTGAGTCCAAATCTCCAGCGGATTTTGAAATTCCACTGAAGAAGTTCGCTTAAAATGTAGCTGATTGCAAGTAATAGGTAGTGTTTCATTTGTTTAGTTTTTTATATGATTTAAGAACATATCCCTGAAATCCAAAAGCAGCTGGTTGAAGCCATGGCGAGCATCCCGCTCTCTCACCTATATGCACAAGGGTATACTCGTACCCAAATTTAAGAATTTTCTTTTCCATTATTTTATTATTTTTGGTAGTTCAATATAAACCTTCCCGGTATTGTAAACACCCTCTAAAGAATCCACTAGGACATACTCATACGACCCGTCAGCTTTTTCGCCATATGTAAAAACTCTAATTGGTTTGGGTGCTCCAAGTACCCAATCAACAACAAGCTCTTCATTTGTGAGGGTTTTTCGTGGATGGCATGGTAAAAGAACAGCACAGACCAATACAATTACCGCTAGTAGCATCATAATAAAAGCCGGGTATAAAAAATATTTAATTTCTGATATCCATTTTTTCATGGTACTAAGTTTTTGTTATTTCAAATCGTTAAGCAACTTAACCTCGGTCAGAGTATCTTGTATACCTTTCATATACATTTTATGCCATGACATCTGTAGTTCCTGAATAGTACCACTAAACTCAAAAGGAATAGGATTTGCTTTTTCTAATAGCTCTGCATCAGGCAGTATGATAGATTGTGTATGAAATTCTCGCATGGCGTTAATAATTCTATCTATACCATCCCTATTTGATGATTTTGGTAACAGTGGAAAATGTTTCATCAATATTTTCTCGGCACTCACCTGTTCGGGTTCCTCTTTGTAGTGTTCTTTTTCAAACTGTTCAGAAGCACTAATTTTTAACTTAACGCTATTCTTATCTTCTGATACATCCATGTGTTCAGTGACTTCACCTATACGGTTTAACTCATTCCATACACGAGCGCACAAATCTTTATTTTTATACTTAGTTGCCTCGTGAATGTTGTCAACCCACCTACACGTTTTAGCGTTCACATACCTTGAAACTCCCTCAAATTTACCCTCAACCACCCAATAACGCTTTCCATATTCTGCGGGTGGGGTTGGTTCTGGTTCTGGTTCTGATAAAACGTCAACCAACTTCCTAAAAGCCGCAAAACTCATTCTTTCGTTGTACTCTGGATTTTTCCAGTACATTTCTACTAATTCAAATTCTGTCTTTTTCATGGCTAGTACTCCACTACCCATTTAAGGGTTTTTATTTCTCCTTTGAGAACATTAATGTTTTCTAATACCTGAGAACCGTATCCGCTTTGCATGTCAATTTGATTCATTGCCTGGTATTTATTTTCCTGCTGTTCTAATTCATACCGTTTCTTAATTAGGATATCTAAAATTTCGTTTTCAGTTTTCATTAGTTTATTAATTACGTTAATAATAGGTTAGACTATATTATACGCAAAACTAGTCCTCTGTGTTCAAATTATCAACATTTAATTCAGAATGTTTCCAAACATACCCACCTGCAAACTGTCTACGACCCAAGCAAACACTACTTATATCTGAATTATTTATCCCGGTAGCACGTTCGGCCGCTCTTATATTTTCAAAGAATTTTATGAATGTTCCGTCTTTGGAATGCTGTGAAACTCCCTTGCAATTACCTCTTTTTATCTGTTCCAGGTACCCGGCGTTAAAACCAATGGCATACAACTGTTCTAGGTATTCTCCAAAGATATGAGGGTTGAAAACCAGGCAGACGTTATTAATGGACAGTTCATCGATTATCTTTTGAATAGCAACTTCCCTAGTCATTTGTTATTACTTTAGATGTTCCTTTTCGTATACCTACAGTGAATGCGGCATCCGCTGAGACAGCCAGAGTGGGCTCGTGTGTGATTATTATAAATTGCAGATTTAATTTTTCTGAGATTTCTTTAATCATTTGTGACGCTCTTTCCTGCAGATCGACTGAAAGAAACCGCATGGGTTCATCCAATATTATCACGTTTCTGCTTCTAGGTCTTTGCATTGTCCATGAAGCTATACGCAGGGCAAATGCAGCTACGTCCACAGCACCGCCACCACTTGCCGTTAGTGGGTCAGACTCATTTCCGTCACGAACAAAAATAAGATCACATTCTGTCTTGTTTCTGCGCTGAACAAACTCAACCTTTAGCTCATAAGGATCCCGGAAAACCGCACTCAGGGCGAGTGTCGTTATATCGGAAATATGAAGTTGAAGTGTTTGCTGAGTTTTCAGTCCCACTTCTTTCATTATCTCGCGAGCCTGTTCGTGTTGGTTTAACGACCTTTTGGAGTTACGTATCTCTGTAGAAATTTCAGAAATAGTTTTTTCAAGCTGTATTTTACGTCCCTTTAGTTGCTCCAACTTGGACCTGTATTGCCGTAAATCCATGACACTAGTCTATGAATGATCCGTAATTCTCTTCCAGTGCGTCCTTACCCTCAGAAATCTGATTTTCGAGTGTTGAGGCTTCTTTCTCCATTGCTATCAGCTTTTTCTGAGCGGATTCCACAGTTTTACATCCCCAGGTGCTTAACAGCTGAGAATTCAGCATTTCCAATTGTCCTTTTAATCTTGTGACGTTAGTTTTAGCGTCTTCAACCTTTTGTTTAAGGTCAAGTAATTGATCGTTTGATAGGCTCATTTTATTTATTTGTTGTAGGTTTTATCTTGAATATTTTCCTGAAGAATTTTATGACCTTCAGTTCCCAAGGGTATTTAGCTCGGGTTATAACGCAATCAGACTCACGGAATACTCCTTCATTGTTAGCCCTCTTAGCACGATAATGCTCTCCATAGGGAATATTAGTCCACTCTACTCTTACATACCAAACTCCCTTTTCTTTAAACTTACTTACAAGTATAGCAGGACTAAACCCTGGGTGCTTTACAATTTTTTTCATGTTATTGATGCATATATTATTTCCATTACTGAATCACGAATTTCATTAGCCTCTGCAAATCGTTTCAAATTGTCTTCGAAACTCAGTCCCGCTTCCCATTCATCTGATAATTTGCTCACAAAGGCATCAATTCTTGCGTCTCTCTGCTCTATCTCTGCAATATGTTCCCTTGACACCACTTCGTTGGCAATTGGCAGGAAAACAGGCTCCACAGTGTTTGTGTCGGCATAGTACAGATATACTCTTGGGTTGAAATCTGCAAATGCTGCGGTTTGTCTTGTTATGCATCCCGGATTTACTAAAATTCTTCCCTCATACTCTTCGACAAAGGGTTGGTGATTGTCCCCTGTAAGTATCAGGTCGTAATCAGGCAGTGTGCGTAACAGTTTTGCTGCTTTTGGAGCTGTGCATCCTGGGTACGGCTCCTTGGCTTGGTATGTCATAGTGTGCCAAACTAACATTAATCTACCTTTGATGTTAATGCCATGGTCTTCTATGTTTGGAGTTTGTCCAAAATGACATCCAAATAAAGTGGAAATAGAATGTACCATGGATAAAACATGTATTCCAGATTTATTAAGCAGTTCTAAATTATGCTGTGGTAAATCATGGTTACCATATACAGTATGAAAATCTTTTGGTATATACTCAATGATTTTGCTTAACAGATAAGGACTTGGTTTCCAATGATGAAATAAATCTCCACTATGATATACAGGACATTGATGTTTAATTTGCAATCCTGAAATAAATCCCAGTTTATGCCACTGAGCTTCTTCCATATTATCAGTACGGCAAACTGGGGTATCTTCCCTCAAATGCCAGTCACCTGTTAGGATAGCATCCGCTTTTTTAAATATCTTGGTCACGGGATTAGTCAGTTCATTTACCCCGCTTGGCGTTTTTCTTATCATTTCTTCAAAACTTTTAAGGTAGCTGAAACTCTGCGAACTCCTGGACCATAAAAAGGCTCGTCCTTACTAGAAAATTCAATCAAATCACGTTTGTAAAACTCACTCATGTAGCCCTCATATATTGAACGCTTTATTACTTCCGGAGGAGCACTTGCTTCAAAAATGGCCTCAAATCGTACCACATGAATGTTTGCAACTTCCTTTACGATTGGTGGGTTAAACTTTGGAGTTTCATACCTCAGCAGTTTGGCAACCCATTTTAAAATAGCTCGTTTGGTTTGTAGTTTCATCGTTTTATAGCTTTTGCTTCTTCCTTAGATAAAGTATCACATTCAGCAAAAATACCTCCGCAATAAATACACGCTTTCATAGGTATTATTGGTCCAAAACAATCCGGACAATATCTGTCTGTTTTCTTAGCACCTGTATTATAGGTCATTTTATAATGAATTTATGTTATACTTAGTGTGCCCGCAAAGTGGACATTCATCAGGCATTTCCTGGTGAAATTTCTGCTCTAAGGCTTTCACCAACTTATCACCTGACTCAATGGATGTGCACACCGACGCTATTCTAATCATAAGTGAGTCCAAATTAGTTATGTCTTTTTGCAAAGTGTCGTGCCTGTTCATTAGTGTCAATAGGGAGTCTAAAGTAAGGTCAACCTTTATAAACTCTTCATACTGCAGGCATTCCTCTTCCTTTAGTTGAATCGATTCATATAATTTCAACAGTGATTTAATGTCCTTATTTTTTAACGCAAGCAATTCAATGTTGGCAAGAACTTTGTCAAGTGGTTCCTGCATTTTTGCAACATCATTCTCCACCTCAACAAACTTGGTAGTATTAATTATAGAATCTATCAAGACCCCTAATTTTGATACGTTGGACACAGTTTGTTTGTAGGTAGTCTCCACGGACTCCAAAACGTCGATATCGATCTCCATCTTTTCCAGGAAGTTATACCTGTCGGCTTCTTCCTGAAGTAAATCCACCCTTGCCCTATTGGCTTTTTCCTCTTGTTTTAGTGCGCGTATTGCCGACTCAATCTTTTTCAACCCTGAATCAATGGCATCAAGGTGTGCAATCTTATTAAAATGCTGTGCAACCTCCCCCGGCGACGAGCTCAACAAGTATGGGGAATCCAACTGTTGTTGAAGATTTATATCGTTTATGGATAATGAGTCTTCAATCTCTTTTGGAACATCCGTGCTTATAGCATTGAATTCAGATTTACCCAAGGTGTAGTTATTTTTCTTAACTCCGCGCGTCCTGTCCACAGTAATCCCGTCAAAAGTGGTAACGGAAACCTTGGTATCTGAATCCAAAGCACTCCAATTACGGAAAGCATCACCGTTGGGTCGATTTAAAACCACCCATTTTAAAGCCCTTATTATAGCTGTTTTTCCTGAGTCAGAACTTCCAACAATAACATTAACTCCTTTTGAAAATTCAAGGTGGGAATTAGTGTGTGACTGGAAGTTCTTTATATCTACAGACTTTATCATTGTTTTCCTGGTTCAAAAAATTTCATAGCTCGTTCAACTTTAGAAATCTCTTCCATTTGATCGAAGACATCTATTCCCGAACGTGCACCCGAAACCTTTGATGTTAACATGGTTGTGTACACTGTTAGGTGCTCAAGTGCCTGCATCTGCTCATTTTCAGGCTTTTTCAAAATTTTTGTCTGTTTGTACTCTGCTATATGTTGCTCGACCTGCTCAATCAAGTCATCATAAGACATAGCATCAGCCAATATCAACATCATCGGTAGCATTTTATTTGTGCTCATAGGTTTTTATTTTGATTGTTTTGGTTCTGTTTCATCCATGATAAACTTATTCCACATTGTGTACTCGCTCTGTGGCCATTCAAATGAGTCAATAATAAAATCACCGAGATCATTTGACATTTCCTGAATACCTCTGAATTGGTTAGCCGACTTGGTATTGCTGTTTATGTGTTTAAGAAACAGATCAGTCAGTCCATGGTTTTCAAGGGGAGTGCGATATTTTTCGCAAATGTCTTCCCGGCGAATTGTTGGTGTGGGATTGTTGTTGACTTCTGTCTGATATATAACCGCCCTCCATTTCGAAAGCTCGTCGGCAGGCCAAATAAAAGCTTTTCGCATAAATTCAGAAAAACTAGTTGCTTTGTTCTGCATTTCCAAGAACCAAGTCAGGTCTTTTTGTGGATTGTTTACTCGGTACAAAAATTCATCCGTGACGTTATGATGATCCAACACTGTAAGATATCTCAAAGCGATGTGTCCCCTTTGTATTGCTATATGTCCTGGTTGTTCCATACCTTTTACCACAGTTCTTTTAATAACGTCAGGCTTTATGGTACCTTTCATCTGTTCAAAAATCTCAGTCTTTAAGAAAAGAACTAAGCCAAGAAGCTCGATTGGTGTGAAACCATCATTAACTCTTTCCAAATGAGTGTGCCCATTTTTATCCTCGTACTGAGTGATTGTCCATACTTTTTTGTTCTTCATAATTTTTGCTTTTATATATTATACGCAAATATTAACGTCTGTATTCAAAATATTAATATTTATTTTTTAACACTCTGATTGTTGTGGATTGCTCACAGGCTACATGAAACACAGCAATTGCATCAGCTACGGCTTCATCCCTGTAAGTAATACCAGTCCATGGTACGTCATATAATTTGGCAATTGCATCAACTGTTTCTTGCTTGGTGGCACTGAGCTTTCCCAAAAGACATTTTTTGGAATCACCTTCGGAATAATATTCTACAGGAATACCAAGGCAGTCAGACATGGTTTGCATAATTGCAGTAACAATACCTATCATTGTTGCCGCAGAAGAGTTTTGAGACCCGTGTGGGGACTCTGTGAGTAAAAAAGAAACACGGTAACGCTTGATAACCCTAAGCAAAACCGTGTTTATTTCCTGTATCCTTCGGGAGGTATCATCAGACTTTCGAATACGTCTTTTTTTCTGCTCGGGTGCCGTCTTTATGCACCCTGTGGTTATGATGTTTCCCTTGATACCAACAACCGCCCAACCCCAAGCTGTTACACTTGGGTCGTTGGTCAGTATTGTGATTGCTGCAGATGGTTCACTTCTCTCCATTATACTCGGCCTGCGTGTGAAATGAGTTCAACTTGCTCTTCCAACCAGGAGACATAATCTGCCAAAAGAGAATATCTTGCATCAGTTTTTATACGCTCTGCTTCATCGGATACCTTGTACCCTGTGTTTATTTTGTATTTTAAGTGTAGCTCATTCATAATTTTACTTATAACTTTTTACAATTATGTCCCCGGAAATTTCAATTAAAGTATCACCCTCCGTAAAATAATACCCGTCAGAATTTTCAGAATCGTTTAATGTTCCAACAAAATCGTATTCTGCAATCAACACACCGCCTGAATACTGCTCAACATGGTAGTGTCGGTTAGTTGTTTGGAAGTTCTTCTTCATTCCTTCCAATTCCTTCTGACAGGAACTGAACAACATAACGGCTATGATTAAGCCCATGATTTTTTTCATCGTACTTTTGTTTTTCGGTTTGAACTGAATTTTGATTGTATTTCTTCCCAAAGATCGATTACCTCTTCCCTTAGTTCTTTTTCAAGGTTTTCGTCTTCTACAAATTTGATAGCCTCTTCCATACTTTTACCTATGGACTCTCCACCAAGTGTGTAGGTCGTATTTTTCGTGAAATCTTTTATGAACTGAAGGTTCTGTAAAGTGTTGTCAATACCATAATCGAACATGATCGTGACAGGAGCTTTGTTATAGGGTTTCCACACAGAGTTTTTGAATACCTCAACCTCAATGGTTATTCCTGTAATGCGCTCAATTGCTTTGCCGTTAATTGTCTTCTTAACCTTAATCTTCTCCATAAGATTAGTCTTCAGGCGCAAACTAGCGTAATATCCTACAGCCACGCCCCCTGGGGTACTGTACCTTGCCATGTTTCCTTTGGCTCCGATATTTTCCCTTACCTGATTACTACAAGCCATTATGTAGTTCTTATCAGTGATAATTCTACAGGTCTTGCGAAGTTCTTCAGAAAATTCCTTGGCTCTGCGCATTCCCATCTTGTCACCGTCTTCATCCTCCATTTCAAGTTTGGTTGAAAGAGCGGCAAGTGAATCGGCCATAATACCGTGGATGGTGTTTTTCTTCTTCCCTACAGGGTCCCATGTGCGGATTGGTTCAAATACCTCTGTAACGGTATCAGAGATCAAATAATTTTCCGGGGAAATAGTAACACCAAACATTGCTGCAAATTCTTTATTCAGGCGAGCCTCAGGGTCATGGAACATAATGTCTCCACCTTTACGCTGAATATCTCCTGCAATTTCTGAAAGCAGTATTGTTTTACCTGTACCATTTGGTCCGAAAATCTCTACAAATATTCCACCAGGAACACCACCACCACGGACCCTGCCACCTGAAATGGCAAGGTCGAGTAGTGTACTGCCTGTGGAAATCATCATTTCTGTAGACCCAACAAACTCTTCTTTTTTCTCAGCTTGTTTTTTTACCTGAGCTTTCATTTCTTTACTAAGCGGGTCTTTTTTGGCAGTTCTTTCCATTATTTTTTACCCTTCTTTTCTTTTTCCTCGATACAATCTTCCCAAACAGAGCAAACATCACACTGTTTTTTGAGGTCTGTATCTACACCGAATCTGAAACCACTTGGACATCTGTTGTCCTCTCCTTTTGGTGCTAATTTCTCAGGCTCGGGAGCTTTTCTTGTACGAACTGGTTTTGCAACTTCCTTCACTTCTTCCTCTTCCTCTTCCTCTTCTTCCTCAACAGGTTCTGGTGCAGGTGCTCTTTTTGTGCGGACTGGTTTTTCCTCAACTTCTTCCTCTTCCTCAACTACAGGTCTTCTTCTGCGAACAGGAGCTTCATCCTCATCAGCTACTTCTGCAGCGGGTTTGCGTGTCCTTACGGGAGCCTCGACTTCGTCCTCATCAACGACAGCTCTGCTGCGTCTTGCGGGTTTTTCTTCCACTTCTTCTTCCTCTTCAGCTTTCTTACGTTTCCTGAGTGGAGCTTCTTCGCGAACTGTTTCCTTGGTTTCTTCATGAACGTCCTCAGGATCAAGTTCAAGGAAAATTGCATCGAGTTCCTTGTATGACAATATTTTAAAGCAGTTGTCAAGTGACGCTAATTTATCCAACATTGAGTCTTCGTAAGCTTCGTCACGATCGTCAAAGTCAATTCTGCTGGTTTCAGCGAAAGGTTTGCTCTTACCAATAGTTTCGGAAGAGAAACGTAAACTTAACGTCAAACCTTCTTCAAGGTCAGGGAAAATTTCATTCTCAGGTTTTTCTTCCAACTCTGTGTTGAGAAGTTTTTGGAACATAGCCTGAGAAATATCCCAAATGTGTGGTTTTTCCTCAAAATCTTTCATGCCAATGGGAACGACATAATATAGGTTTCTCAAGGATGGACGAAGTGCGACAATCTGATCTTTAGCTTCCTGGCTTCCGTCACTCTCTTTGGTAAGTTTGGCTCTGTATTCACAGATAGGACATTTCTTTCCTATAGTGGTGAGGCAAACAAAAGAATCATCATTTGCACCAATTTTTCTGTGAAGTTTATACGGTGCTTTGTACCAAATTTCACCAGGAACCGCAATCTCTACTTTTTCATTCCTATCCATGTGTTTGTCACTTGTGACAACATAAGGAAGGAAATCAAGCTTGGCTCTACCGCCAGGGGTTTCCTTAAACATTGATATTCCCTTGGGCAGTGATAAGTGTCCATAACTGCTTGCTGCGCTAGACTGTCTGTGTGCGTCATTGGCGACTTTTCCTGCAAACCTACTTTTTCGTTTTTCCATCTTCTTGATCTTTTTTTAATTGTTTTATTGTATCTCGTAATCCGTGTTTCCAACCTAACATCTGCATTCTGGAGAAAAAATATACTAAAAACGGACTTATTACAATGAATGCAGTAATTGCAATTACTACTAGTGTATATTTCATAACGGCCGTCTTTTCATTTTTCCTGCGACCCCCTCATCCACGCGTTTCTGTCGCATTTCTCTCTCTTCGGCTAAATCCCTTGGTACCCTTGGTCCTGCGAAGTATTGTTGACCATGTAATTTTACCAAGTTCTCTAAAGCTGTTTTTCTAGCGTCAAATGCGAATACCGCACTTCTTGCTACAGATGCCTCGTACTCAGCCATTTGATATGTTTCCTGAACCTCAACATACTCAGGGTTCACAATAATAGCATTCATAATGGCATTCTCCGTAATTTTTTCAATTTTGTAAAAGTCAGGATTGTTCCTGATTTTCCTGTCCAATTCAGCTTTTTTCAAGTCAAGGTCCACTTTGGCCCTGTCCCGTTCAAGATTTGCCTGTGCTGATATCTTGGCGTACCGCATCATTAAAGCTGCTTGATCCAACCATTCGATATCCAAGGCGTTCTCATCGATTTTTATGTCCTGTTCGTAGCTCATATATTTATTTGAAATTTTAAAACTAAGTGGGAGGGGCTGTTCCACGGCCAAGTGGCCTCCCACACTAGAGCCTCAACTTATCTGCGGTATGTCTCCGTGCTCAGACTATCGGTTGGATTTAAGATCTTTTTTGGAAGCAGAGGGAGTTTGGAAATAATACAGACCTAAACAACTGTACTAGCCCATTACCACTCCCTCCTAGACGGGACATCACCCCCGTCGTAATCCCAACAAAACAAACAAACTACCCACGGAACACAGAATAACATGCCAGTATTAATTTGCTGTAACCGCTATCAAAAAAATTATCAACAAACATTTCTAAAACCAGTGCCGCTCTGTCATTTTGTGTCTTTAACAAAACAGCCTGAGAATATCCCAAAACATGTCTTCGTATTCCCTCGGGATCCTGCTCTTTCAGCCCCCCTAGAACCTTGGAAATTTCAGTCCATTTTGCTGTTGGAGTGAGAAGGAGTCGACACAATTCTATGCTTTGGGATTGCTCTTGAGCTGTTCTCACAGCAACGGCTAATCTTTTATCTTCTTCGACCCCGAGTACTTGTTCGAGGACCGTAAGCGCATTCCTAGGATGGCCCGTTGCATCCTGTATGATTTGTTCATAAACTATCTTTTGTATTGATTTTTCCTCTGCTTTTACTACCCGGCGAAGTAATGTCATCATTTCAGAATCAGACAACGTCTTCGTTTGAAAGTTACTACACCTGCCTACAATAGCTTTCAAAAGTTTTTGCGGGTCGGTGGTGCAGAGTACAAAATATACATGTTTTGGAGTGTCCTCAAGTATTTTCAGCATTCCAGCTTGTGCGTCAGCTGTAGCTTTTTGAAACTCGTCCATAATATACACCCTGCTAGAGCTTTCAATTGGCAGGTAGTTACATTGCTTTCTTATTTCTCTTATGGTGTCAATTCCTCTGTAATCAGCTATATCAACTTCCTGCAGGTCATTTCCCCTGCAATCCAACATTCCTGCTAGAATTCTACCTATGGTGGTTTTACCTGTTCCCGTAGGACCACTGATTAAAAACGCATGTGGACATTTCTCTTTGTCTTTCAACATTGAGGTCAGACTATCGATGATTTCCTCATTTCCGATAACTCCCTCTAATGTACCTGGACGATGTTTTTGATATAGACTCATTTTATTTTGCGTTTGATATATTATACGTAAAAAAAGTTCCCTGTGTTCAAATATGAAAAATAAATTTAAAAACCCTCTACTTTCTTCTTTTCAGACCAGGGTTGGTCCACTTCTGCGATCTCAGCCTCAATCTCAATGGGAACAATTATCCAGTCCCAAAATGCAGGGAGTTCAACAGTGAATACCCTTTTTACTGTGGCCAACACGTATTCCCGTTCCTTTGGGTGTAGGTCGAAAATAATACTATCATGAATTTGACCAATGATTCTAGACTTCCATTTCTCTTTGATAGAAAGCTCTGTAAGCCTTGTCAGTGACCACAAAAGGCAGTGAAATGCGGCACCTTGAACAGGGTAATTAATAACGTCTTTCTTATTCATAACACCATTGAACCTAAATCCCGTTAAGGAGTCAACAAACCCGTCTTTCTGATATTGTTTCCACCAACGGTCTTTCCACTGTGCATAGACTCTGAACCGTTTATTCCAAAAGAAATCTTCAATGTCTTTCATGTGTTCTGTGAAATCATCCATCGATTTAATTCCTTGGGAAATAAGGTGATCAGAAATAGTGCCCTCAGGCATTGCAACTCCCTGCCCTGGTTTCCATTTACCATTGGGAAGGCCCATCCACTTGCTACCAATATTAACGGCACAATTCTTATAGTAATCACCATAGAATTCAGGAAAAACAAACCCGTTCTTGGTAGCGTTTCTCAGTACTTTGTGATCTTTTTTGTTAAATCCCGGCAAAATGAATATCTCTTTTGCCATGTCACCGTGCATGTCTGTTGTGGGGTCATTGATGTATGACAGCATCACAGGGTCCTTATGATAACATGCAGCAACCCTTACCTCGGCCGAACCCAAATCCACTTCCAATAATTGATGTCCTGGACGAGCAAATAAAGCACTTCTGATGGTCTGCATGGCAAAAGCATCACGTACAGGAATATTTTGGAAATTTGGACTATCACTGCTACTTCTGAAGGTTTTTACAAGGTGTAAATTGAACGAGGGATGGATATAACCATCAACCTGCTCCCTGAGAAACGCTTCTAAATAGGTATCCCTTATCTTTTTAAGTTTTTTTGCCTCAATTATGTATGCAAGCTCGGGAAGGTTCATTGCTTCCAAAGCCTCTTCATCTGTGGAACCAAAGCCACTTGTCGTTGTCTTTACTGCTTCTATCTTTTTTACCTTGTACAGAAATGTTCCCAACTGTTGACTTGAGTACATGTTTGGGGCTCCTGACTTAACTGTGTGGCACCAATGTGAATACAGTTTGGTTTCCTTGAACTTTGCCTCCGCCCTTGTTATCATTCTATCGATATGCTTTTTCTTACTCTCAGCATATTCCATATCGATCCTAATACCAGCCTGCTCCGCACGACTAAGTGCTAGTATCCCTTTTTGAAATAAATAATAAGCTTGATGTGATTGCGGATTTATATTCATTTTTTATAGTGTTTAGGTAAGTTTTTTCCCCATTGAGTTGCCATTGCAACTGCTAAACCGTGAAATGTTTTACTTCTCGTGTTTCCCACACTGACGGCATTGTTCTTTTTGTTCAGAAAAGCGTCAGCATACCACTGTGGTTGTTTCTTTGCCTTGCCTGACTTACTATCAACCCAATGGAAGAATTCTCCCTTGCCTACATGCGTGGTTTCCTCTGTGAATAAATCAGGCTCTGAATTGTGGTGCAGGGGAGGTAAGTTTTTAAGCCAAAGACAGGTTGTTTTCTGAAATTCATCACCAAAAAAGTATGGTTGCACAATCTGATCAGGTTTTCTGTAAAGCCTGCTCATTATGCCAATAGGATTTTCCACGGCAATACTGTGTATTTTGGCATTTATTAACTTCATAAAGAAATCAATACCCTCCTGCTGTCTGCCATCTTCACGCTTTTTAGCAAAGGATGGTGCCCCGGAAACGGCTAAATGTGTGCATGGCGGGAAGAAAATTCCAACCTTTATTTCAGGATGTTCATCGATCACCTTCAAAACGTCTTCCTGAATATGCCACTCAGGGTGACCACCAGAAGAAGGCTCTGTATCGCAACTAAAAGCAATGATACCTAATTTTCTAAGTTCAATGGTAACGGCTTGTGATTCTTCACAGCCAATTAAATAATCAATCTTTTCCATTTTAAAAGGGGAGGTTATTAAGTATCAGTGTTCTTTGTAGCATAGCCAAACGAAATTCGTAAATGCTATCAAGTGCACAGTATTCCATTAATTTACGCCTGCCTGCTTCCGTCTGAATAAGTTCTTCAATCCTATTTTTGGCGTTACCATCCTTCTCAACACTCTTCAACCATGGAGAAACTTCACTTGCATAATCAGATACTCCAAAATTTACATATGTTTGGAATTTCAGTCCTGAAATATTGGGTCTGTTATCAATAATGTGTGCGGCAAGCATGGAATCCCATTCCCAGGATTCAACATCCTGCTTGAGGAAAACATGGCTCCAGGTCTGTTCAAATTTTATGTTGTGGGCAAATTTTCGAATGCTGCCATCTGCCAACATTTCTAAAAATGGCTTACGTAGTGTCTCGGTTTCAGGCATCATAAATACATGCACCACATCTTCACTCACAGCAATTGATGCACAGATTATTTTGTGTCCCGGCGCATGTGGTTTTATTCCCGTGGTTTCATAGTCAAATGCAACAATGGAACCTTGTGGAACAACCTCTTTTATTAAGTTCAGATCGTTATGGTAATGAATAACGGGTGCATGAGTCTTCGGAAGTACTGATTCTGCCTTACGTACAGCGTTTTCCAAGTCTTTCATCCAAATCAACTCAGCAATTTTATCTGCGTCAATTATCTCAAAAGGTGCAAAGGTAGGACAAACCCAAGCCTTGTACTCTTTATCCGGAATGATGAAACCTCTCCAACGCTCAATCGATTTAAGTTCTTCTTTCCAATGAGCACCAACAATACTGTGGAGTGCCATATCCCCAAGGACAATTATCACATTGGGCATGAGTTCTTTTATCTGCCTGCTTACAATGGTTGTCCTACAGCAATCAATCATGTAGTGGTTGGGCATTTTCTCATCGTAGCAGTTAACGGCATTAATCGATGCACAGTCTTCGAAAAGATCAACACCAAGTCTTGAGAGAGCCGTCTTTAAGTAACGACCCTCACGACTTTGCCACATCTTGTCCCTGTCGTCGTCAAGTAGGTCAGGAAACTCACCCACAATTAAAATTCCCTTTCCGAAATTTCCCCAGGCTTTCATCTTTGGACTTTTGGCAGATTTATACCTGCCGCAAGACGCACAGGATAAAACCTTGCCGTCAGGTCTTGACATGCTTTGAGTCTCCTTTAATGTGAGAAATCCTTCGTTCATATTATTTTCGAATGCTTAGGTACGTCCAATTACTTCCTTTGAATATCATAACACTTGCACACAACATACATGTTAGTGTTTCTGAAAGCACACTTTTTAAAATTTTGGGAACCACAACAAATGTGATAGGCTCGTCTTTGTATTGAAAATTCAGACTTTCTTCAAACCATCCTATTTCTGACTCCGAGCGTATGGTAAACTTGTTATCTGCCATGGTAATTGATACCTGTTCAAGTGAACTGGTTTCGGATTTCGAAAAAACAGTGGCACGATCAAAAACTTCCAGTGTGGATTTAGGGAAGGTAAAATCTCTTCCTGTTTGGTTCAGAATAACTTCAAGATTTGGATAATCGTCCATGAATAATCTGCAGGACAAAATAGTATCCTCTTCTGATTTGAAATGTATCCAGCCATCACTGTGTGCCATTTCATTTGGGTTCAGTTTCAACACTTGTTTCGCTGATGATGCAGGTAAAAGGAATTCAGGAACAGGCACAGCTTCTTTAAGAATAAATTTACTTATTCTAAATGCATCTGTAGCCTCTACAATATCCTCTTTAACATGAACTGTCATCAAAACCGGGCGTGTTATGCTTGTACTGCACGATGGTACTGCGAATTTTAACGCTTCTAGAAAATCTTTGGGAACAGGGAACCAATTTGCAGCGGTATTTATTTCTTCCAATGGAAGTTTAACCTCTGAAACCAAGGTCATTCCCGCCTTACTTCTGCCCGAGGTAAACAATATCTCAGAGTCAGTTAATACCACTTCAATTTCATCAGATTTTAATTTGTGCAAAAGTGAGTACAGTTCTTCTGCTTTGATAGCTCCCTTTAACTCCATTCCTGCTACAGGATGAGATAGGCTGATTTCATTGTTGAACGTAACTACTCTGTCATTTACAAAGGCAAATGATGAAGCCTGCTCAATAACATCTTTTGAGGCTAGTCCTGGTTTTACCACTTCTAGCGCGATCTGTAATTCTGCTTTATTTATTACCATGGTTTTTAATATCTTATGGTTAGTGGGGTTTCTGAAACATTTATTTTCTCCTCCATAGAAACTATGGTTTGCAAAATAGCTTCCCCGGTTTCCTGTGTGATTATTATTTGTCTGTGTTTCTTGTCAGAAAAATAACCAATTAAAACGAAGCTATCTAAGTTAGGCCGTTTCTTTATGTTTATTGTTTTGCTCATTTTTTACATTTTTTAGTCGTTGAATATCCGCTCTATAATTTAAAATTGCATGTTTCAAAGGAAAAATTCTCATGGTACCCAACCTTGCGACCTGATAAATTTCGCGGTCTGTTAATTTCCTGAAATTATTTACAGGTTTAGGCGGGCATTTCTTAATTATTCTTGCATGCTTTCCATATGGTAATTGTTTTACAACAATAAGACCTGCATTTTCAGGAACAAGTGCTTCACATTTTTCCTGCAAATAATCAGGTATGGCATAGTAAAAGCCTTTAATCAGCATACTGTTCCTCTTGTGCTTTCTTTTCTTAAAGTCAGCCAAAAAATCTGATTTAGATACTTTTATTTCCACCTCAATGGCAAACCCTGCTTTGTTAACTATCAACAGGTCGGCTTCATGATTAAGCAATCCCCAGGAAATGTTTGGCACGATTAAATGTGTTCTTATGTTGAACAATTTAGCCACCGCGCACTCTACATCTATGCACCGCATTTTTTCCTGTGCCATTATTTCATGTGTCCGCTTTGTCTCAAAAGTCCAGTTATTTTTCTCACCAAAATCTGAGCGGCACGAACACCGTTGTTTCCCTTTGGTACAACAACTCTCCTGCGGGCTATTTCCTTATAGATTTCCACAAGGGTTGCATTTGGGTTGGCACATAACACTTCTAAAGCCACACCATGAGCGGAAAGACCTCTGTGACCTCTAGATTTTTTATCACCCTCTTTAAACTCGGGAGCCTCAACAAGAACCTTTGCCATAACTCTAGCAAGATCAGGGTCATTTGCCTCGTGTGCGTATTTACTCGGTCTGCCTTTTTTAGCTGTACCTTTTTCCTTAACAACCTTTACTTTTTTTGGCTTAGGTATTTTTTCAAGTCTGACATCAACCGTTTTTTTGATTGTTTTGCTCTTCTTTTTATCAGGGTTTTTGGTAGACTTGGTCTGCAAGGTCTTTGTCTCTGGCTCCCTTATTGCTTTGTCGTAAAGGTCTTCAACATCATCCTCTTCGGGCATTAACTCTTCAATGGTACCGAGAACCTCTTCATCTTTCAGAACGGTCTCAACATCCTCTTCGATATCCTCTTCAAAGCTCACGTCTTCCAATAAAACAGAGACTATCTTTGGTACGGTCCATGTCCCACCAATATACCTGTTTACTTTAACAATCGCCAACTTTAATTCATGAGGAATTTGGTCCTCTGGAAAAAGCATTGCTTGGGCTTCCTGTATTTTTTCAATCAAATCGTCGTCAGGAAGGGTGATATCAATACTTGGTTTCAACCCCATCAAAGTAGAAAGTTCTGTTGCGACGTATTCGCAATCCTCTCTCTTTGTTCTTTTTTTCTGCACTTCTTTCTTTGCCATAGTTTTAAATTTACTTTATATATTATACTTAAAAAATTATCCCTGTGTTCAAATTGTCGTTATTTATTTTTACATGTAACTTGTCAGAAATGGTTTTCCAACTTTTAAATTTTGCAGTACATGAACCACATTTGACGTTAATCCGTCACCCTCCCTGATGACGAGCTCATTTAATCGCATTAAACCTATCTTTTTCTCTCTTCCGTGCGGGTCCTGGTTTATGCCGTACATCGCTGTGACATGGGCGTACTTACGTTTGTCTTCACTGAAATTGCTCTGTTTTAACGTCACTGCATCATATGATTTTGCATCTGCCTGAGTAACTGTTACAACCAACCAAGGTTTTATTTGAGATAATCCACGTAAAGCCTTCCATTTTTCGTTCTCTTGGTGCCTGAATTCTGTCTTAACGTCAGAAATAAGAATATCAGCATAATCAATGATAATGAGGTCTGGAACGAAACCGTCTTCCTTTTCCCAATCCTTCAAAATGTTCTTGATATTATTAACGGATAAAGTGCCATTTGCATGTGTGCTTATCCTAAACTCCCTTTTGAATTTCATGAAGAATTTTTTAACGGCAAGAACAGCAGATTTAGCTGTCAAAACTTCTGTTATATCCTCCCGCTTCATCCAAACACTTCCCCACTTTTCAGTCTTGTATTTTGCACAATTGTGACAGGGTTTGTAATCAGGATATGTTTTAATTGCCTCAAGAATCATGTCCTTGTCAATTTTATTCCTGAGTTCTTCGGCTTGCATTCCTGCTTCAGAAAACGGACCGAAAGAACATTCACGGTCCTCATGGTCACAGGTGTCGAGTTGGTTGTGAACACAATCTTTCACTGCTTCCCATGATTCTCCAAGGTATTTCTCGTCAGAGGGTTTCTTGGTCAGGTAAGTTGCAATACGTTTCAACTGTTGTGATTCTGTCATGTCTCCTGCTTGGAAAAAAGCCACCTTTTTGTGCTGTCTTGCAGCAGTGATAGCCATTTCCAACAGCCACCAGGTCTTTCCTCTCTTCTCTGATGCCAAGAACGCGATAAAGCCTCCCGCAATCAATTGCGAATTTAAAAATTCACCCAAAGCTCCGGGAAAATGAAATAAAGGCAGGAAAGCCTCATTTAAGGCATTTTTTACCTTTATCAGGGCATCTACCTTGCTCAGGTCAATATAATTGATTTTTGACCCCTCCCAAGGTCTGTAGGAAGAAATTTTAGCCTGTGCTTCCTCCACCTCTCCCGCTTCCAATAATTCTGCAACTTCATCGTTGTGAATTTTTAAACTGCGTTCTTGGAAGTATGCTTTTGTGTCACGGATAAGCAGTTCCACGTTGATTCCCTCGCTGATGTAGCGTTCATTCAGGTCAGGAAGAATGTCTTCTTCGATCTCCTGAGCCATGGACTCATCCAACCCGTCTTTCAAGGCTTTGAAGTACAGTTGCTGAATAACCATCTTGGGAGCTTCCTGAAATTCGTTGTAGTAGGAAACACACCAACCGATTACCAACTTTGCCATTTTTGATTCGATGTACTTTGGGTTGTACATCGGCACCATTTCCTTTGCAAACTCAGTGCTTGCAATGAAACCTAGAATTATTTGGGATTGAATCATTTTGTGCTGTTGTAAGGTTCTTTGTTAATCAGGACGCACATTTGCGAGATTCTAGAAACAATTCTAACATCACCAAACTGTTTTCCAAGTTCATTAATTTCGTAATTTGACGTTATCACTGTCAATTTTTCGTTCTCGTATCTGTTGTTTATGATGCCGTACAGCACTTGCAGAACGTATGTGGTAGGATTTACAGTACCCAAATCATCAATCACAAGCATGTGTGCTTGGCTGTATTTTTCAATTATTGCACGCTCTGTTACATCAGAGTTTACGTGGTCGAACGAGCTTTTTATATTGGAAAACATTTCAAATGAAGAAATGAAAATAGTAGTTGAAATTTTTCCATAGTAATTTTCCGGGTGCAGGTACATCCTTCTGCGCTCTTCCAACATCATTTGCGCGGACAGTATGGTTTTTCCATGCTGTGTGTTGCCGTAAATGAACGAACTTTGGAGAGTTTCTTCGAACTTTGGTGACGGAAATTCCATCAAAATTTTCTGAATCCTTGGTGGAAACAACACCTGAATTAGCTGTCCCCTGATCATTTTATCCCATGTTTGTTGGTTTCTCATAGCTTTTTACATTTTTATCACTGGTTTGTCAATCAAAAATCCTTCCTCCACATACCCGTTGTTGTTCTTTTTGGAAACTCCTTTTCGGTTGGTGTATGAACCCTCCAAAATTTTATTGAAGTTGGACGGGTTAAAAATCCAATCTAGGTTGGCACACCATCCACGATCATTTTCTCCACACAGGAAATTACTTTCGCTTGCTTTTTGGAGAACTTCTAAAACGGTTTCAAAACTATAATCATGAATTCTGGCGTTAATATGTTTGATTCTAATGGGTGTAAGTTTTGTTGCTTTTGGAAGTCTAGATTTATTATAGACGTTAAAAATTTTTTCAATTCTTCTTTTTTGGGAAATCGTTTCTTCTTTCTTTTCATTCTTTTCATTCTTTTCATTCTTGTTTGTGTCCGTTTGGTATACCGTTTGCTGTCCGTTTGCTATATCGTTTGCGTTATCGTTTGCTGTATCACCTCCTTGATAATTTGAGTAGTTAACTATTGATACTATGGAAGTTAGGTTCGATTTCTGCCATACTATTTGCCCTTCCGTTTCAAGTGTCAAAAACCATCTACGAACCTTACCATTTGACCAACGCCATCTTTTGCCCAAAGTACCTACATCGTAGCCTATTTCTCCCTTGTTTATTTCGACTAAAATTCCACGTTTATAGAAACTTTTTTTGGTATGATTTGCCAACATAAGAAGATCAACCCAAGCCATATTTCGGCAAAAAGGTTCAGAAAAATATTGGGGGTTATCCATTAATTTTCGATGTAATTTTATCCATCCTTCCATTATTTATACCTCCAAAAAAGAACCCCCACGAAATAAAAAAGCACGTAGGAGAAGCGACTCAACCTTTCGTGCAATTTTACCCGTAGGGGCAATATTCTAATAATAGTTAGTTTAACTTTCATATGTCGCTTTTTGAAGGATGTAAATGTACAATTTATTTTTTGATAATTCCAAAATTAGAATCAAGTATTTGTTTAACTAAATAGTCAGCCTCTGCCTGGCTCATGCTTCCTGGGTCTCCTTCGATATTTATCCTGAAAGCATCGACATTCCTGTTAACCAATTCACCGACCAACTCGTCCGCCTTTTTCCTAGCCTGAACCTCACCACCATCAAACACAACCGCCACTCTTTTAAATGCTTTGGCGATAACTCTTACTTGCTCATACTTGTATTCAATACCAAAGGTGGCAGATGATGCGGGACCAAACCTCCAAACATCAGTAATTCCCTCCACAATAATTCCTGTAGAATGCCAAAGTTCCTGATTTGCGTACAGGATATGCTTGTGGTGAATTATTTCCCTGATTTTTGGGCATGCAAGGTATTTCAGTTTATGTTTTTTGGTTATGTCACGAGCTTGAAAGGTTACGATCTTTCCGTTCCAATGCACAGGTGCTAAAATTCTGTGTTTATAATCGGTCCCATCTAGCAGGCTTATTACATCTGTGGCTTTGAGTCCCCACAACTTTGTAAGTTTTTCAGGGTCGTAATTTCGTTCCCTGAGGTATTTGTTGTGTCTTTCCGTCAAATTGATAATTCCGGATGGAAACTTGAATTCCTTTTTTGATGCCTCGGGATCCGTTTCTTTCTTCCTTGTGTGACGTATCGACCCACCATAGTTCAGAATAATATCCTTTGCCTGATCTTCAGAAACAGCAAGAACTTTCGAAATGGTTGATGGAATACTCGACCAACCATGTTTCCAACAGTAATAGTAGTTGGAGTCCATGTTGTATCCCATGTGAAAGTCGTTGGTTCCTTTACAGAACGGACAGTGTATCTGTACCCAGCCAGGTCGACAGTGTTTGTTGCCGTCCGTGGCGAAGGGTATAGAATAGTCACGATATAGTTCAAGGATTTTCATTTCGATTCCATAAAAGGTATTTTCCTGTCAGGATGATGTATTTGATTATACTCCATTGCAGAAAGTATTTTATTAATTACTATTTGTTCACTTCTGTTAGCGGATTCAGCAACCTTTCTACCAATTTTTTTATTAATAATGGCATGAGTTAATTGAATAGAGTATTCAATACTTTCATTAATGTTTGTAGGAATTTTTTGTAGTTTTTTCATACTTTTAATTTTTTAAGTTCTCGATTTTGTTTTACATTTTCACGCTTCCATATAATTAAAGATTCTGGAATATCTTGCCTATTAATATTAGGGTGGTATCTGATCAATAAACTTTTGATATAGGTGGGGTTTAATTCTTGCATATTTTTCCTCCTCCATTCTGTGGCAGCCTCTTTAATTCTTTCTTTATGGTTGTTTAAATATTTTTTTGAATAGGCTGCACGCTGTTCTTTATTCTTAACATAATCAGTATGATGAATTTTTTTAATAATTTCTGGATTATTTTTACGGTACATCACATGATATTCTTTCATTTTTTCTTTATTATCCTCTCTCCATTTTTTATCTTTCACTTTGATTTTTTCTTTATTATTTTCTCTCCATTTTTTACCAAGAGCTTTGATTTTTTCAGGATTATTTTTACGGTATTCAGCGTCCCATTTACTACATTTTTCTTTGTTATTCGCATACCATTTTTTAGCTTGTTCTCTTTTGCAGAAATTACATACATGAATGTATTTTCTATAAGTTCTAAACTCAGTCAACTTCCTTTCCTCGCCACACTTACGGCATATTTTAGTTTCCATTCGAATAGGTTTTAATGTTAATTTTTGATACTATTTTTCTTTTTTTGATATCAGGCACCTTGTCGCAGGACTCCATGATCCTTCGACAGGTTTCCTCTGCTGTGTAGAAAGGTATTACTAACTGCATAGCTCATATTCTAGCAGAAACAGGAATTCATTCCATCCCTTAGGATTTTCAATAATATTGAATTTTGAGTCAGGGAGTTCGAACCATACACAATTCATCAGTATCCTAGCTTTGTCAATTTCACCACGGGAAACATGAAATTCTATATCCGACAACATAAATTTTCCAAAGTGTTCTATGATGAACCAACTAAATGTTTCTTTGGTTTCATTAAACTGTTTAATCCATTCTTGTACGGTCATTTTCTTTATTTATTATAGTGAATAAATCGCTGGCACATTTTTTTGATTTCTGATTCTAGAAATCCCATGCCATCCTTGTTTACACGTTGAAAATTATTTCGTATAATTTTTTCAATTTCTGCTAGTGTCATGATTCTCGAGTTATAAAGTTAGTGAATTTTTTCCTAGCATTTTTGATGTTAATAGCTATACAATAGTACAGCTTAGGGTCGTAGTTAACTCGGCTCCTAGTGTCAGGGTTTCCGTTTGTATCCACTGTCATTTGTTTAACCATTTTCACTTTCTTGATTTCTCCTGTTTCAGAGTTCCAAGACCACAGCGGTAAATTATGGATGTTCTTGATGGATTCAATTAGCTTGTATTCCTGCTTTACAGGTGTTACAATTTCTAATTGATCTTTTGTTTCGGGGTTGAAAAAGTTTTCTTTTGCCATTTTCTTATTGTTGGGTGTGAATAATTAATGATCCGTACTCAGCTTCTTTGATAATTGCTGTAAGTTTTATGAATGCAGAGTTAATTTTTTTCTGTGACCACCCGTTTTTGTGCAGTTCTTTTCTGATCATGCCTCTAGCAGGACGGGGAGAGATATTAAAAAAGTCTACAGGGGATCCCAGAACAACAGAAATGATTTCCTTCATGTCAGATGAAAAGCTATGTTCTTCAAATTCCGGGATGCTGTTTTGTAATTTCGAAAACTGTCTAGGCCCTAGGTCTGCTATTTCTATCGTATGAATCTCAGTTTTTTCTTTCCGCACGAATGATACGAGCCTGTTTCTTACAAAACTGTAAGCATAGGTGGTAAATTCGGCACCTCGGGTTGCATCATATGTCATTTCGGCTTCTAAATAAGCCAAACAGGCTTCTGAATACAATTCATCAAAGGAAATACCTGTGGTTTTGTTCAGGCTCCAAGCAATTTTTCTAATTAGGTTCTGATTTTTCATAAAGATTGTTGTTATATAATTTCTCCAAAAAGGCTTTGTATGTATTCCAAGGACTCAGCATCATCATTTTCGATTCTTTCCCAAAATGTGATTGCTTTGTCAAGGCTTCCCTTGCTGTGTGGTTGTACTTCCTGTCTGCAGGGAATAATGTTTCCCCAATAATCGTATGTACGACATTCTGCGAGCATACAAATTCCATTTTCTAAACAGTTCATGGCAAATCTTCCTGAAGAACCTTCTCTTTTCCAAATTTGGCCTGAGTTAATACTTTCCTGAAGTTTGTCTACACCGTAGATTTTTTGCAGTTCTGAAATTCTCTCCAAAGAGATTCCATTAGTGTGAGTTGCGTTTCCCATTTTTTTAGGTTTTAATGAGGGTTTACAATTTACAAAATTATTTTCTGTTTTCAGCGTAATATTTCTTCATTAATTCACTTAAAAGTGAATTTTCATCTGAATCTTTTCCATCGAGCACGGAGTCCAACACTTTCAGCTTCCTATCTAGCATTTCTGCAATTTCTTCCTCAATCGTGTTGTAGGCAAGCAGATAATGAACTGTGACGTTATCTTTTTGTCCTATCCTGTGTACACGGTCGGAGGCCTGAGCCAATGCGCCAGGAGTCCAAGGAAGCTCCATAAAAGCTACATTACTTGATGCTGTAAGTGTAATTCCTACTCCTGCGGCCTGAATGTTTCCTACAAATAGTTTTACTTCAGGGTCGTTTTGGAATTTGTCCACAGCGATCTGTCTTTGAGCCTGTGAAACTGAGCCGTCGATTTTTACCGCCACATTTTGAAATTCTTCCATAATCCTTTCAATTGCTGTTTTGTGGGTGGCAAACAAAACCAGTTTTTCTCCTGTCATAAGGAAATCCTCAATCCAATTCAAAACCTGTTCCATTTTTCCTTTTACAGCGGTTTGTTTCAGTCCCTCAATTTTACCAAGGCATTCTGCGGCTCCTGCTCTTTCTGCGGCTTCCATTCCTTTTTGTTCATACACCCAATCGATAAAATTGTTTTTTACAAATTCATATTCTTTCCTGTTGTCCAACATCATGGGTACAAAAGAGAATGTTTTTGGTGGCAATTCAGTAAGCACGTCCATTTTCTTCCTGCGAATCATAATGGATTCAACTAAAATTTTGTGCAATACTTCTGTGTTTGATGCTCCTGAAAAATCCCATCCTGATTTTCCCCAAGGTGTTTTCTTTGGGTTGCAGAACTTATGCGCAAAAGCAAATTCTGATGGAAATATGTTGGAATCGATCAGGTTGATGGCATTGTACATTTCAATAGGTCTGTTAACAATTGGAGTTCCTGACAGGCAGATAACATGCGAAACACCTTTGCAAATTCTTTTTACGGCCTTGGTTCTTCTTGTGGAATGTGATTTGATATAGTGACATTCGTCCAAGATAATTACCTGAGGTTTCAGGGCAATCAGGGTTTCTTCCCATGCCGCTAAAATATCATAATTGATAATGATAATTTCTCCAAAGATGGGAACGATTTTGCTTCCTGTAAGCACCTGAGTTTTTGGGTTTGATATCCACATCTTTGCTTCTCTCTGCCAATTTATTTTCAGTGTCGCCGGGGTGATTATGATTGCCTTTCTTTTTTCAGGATGTAATTGCAACCAAGACAGTGCCTGACAAGTTTTTCCAAGTCCCATTTCATCAGCAATAAGTGCTCTTCCATTTTTCTTTTCGATAAACGCCACACCAATGTTTTGGTAAGGGTAAAGATTTTTTCCAGTTGATGGAATGCTTATTGGACTTATGTTTTCTATTCTCATTTTTTCAGGCTCTTTTTTGTTGTCTGTGTCGATTTGAAATCCCCATCCCTGAAGTAGTTTTCTTGTTTCTTCGGTATTGGGAGCCGACCAAAATTTAACATTGTTTTCCCCGTGGTATTTTCTTTCGGGAATTGATTTTACGTTTTCTAAATCTTTGAAGTTAAACGGGAAGACTATTTTTAGATATTCTTCCCCGTTTACCCTCTTTTCTACTGTTGCCAGTTTTATTGTGGCCATTCTGTTGAAAAATTAGTGGTATCAAATCGTTCTCCTTTGAATTCAACCACTTTGTCAGTTGCTTTGAAGAACATGTCCTTGGTGCTTCCGTATCCAAAATTCTTTCTGTAGGCTCTTGCATATGCATCATTCTTGCAGGCTCTGTAGGCATAAATGTCTCCCGGATTTTTGTGATAGTGGAACGAATAGATTGGTGTTCCTTCCTGAGAAATTCCTACAAAGGTGCTGAGGGTTGGTTCAAAGGTTGTAAGTTCACCATTCAAAGCTAAAAACACATTTTCAGGGGTAAGGCTGTCCACGGTTGAAAGTATTTTCTGAATTCTGTTCATTTCAGCTAAAACTGTTTTCATTTTGTGATGTGGCATGTGTTCCATGTTGTAGTTCATGGCATACCATTCATTTTCTTTCACAATAACGGTTCCATCATGAGATTTTAAGGGCGTTTCCAAGTTACACTGCCAAGTTAACGTCATAACAACACCTTTGTAGAAATTTTCGTTGGAAATTATCTGGAAATAAAGGTTTCCGTATTTGTTACTGTCAAAACTGTTTGTTGACTTTGCTCTGTATACTCTGATTAATGTCTTTTTCATTTCAGTAGGTTTTTGATGTTAACAATTATTTTATACCTGCAATTTTCTTCAATTCTGCTTTGATTTCCTTTGCTACAGGACCTCTCCAAGTAGTTGCATTTCCAAGGAAGTAAATGATTATTGATTTTGCTGAATCATCCCAGTAAGAATCATCTGCGGTATTCAATTGTGACAGGGCATTCAGGTAAGGTACTGCTCCGAAATATACTTTTTTCCAGTCTTTGCGGATGTCCTGAGCGATCTTGTAAATTGGTCTGCTTGTGTTTTCTGTTTTCATTTTTTTAAGTTTTTTTGATGTGGTTGATGAGATTGCAAATATATGTTTTTGTTTGTTTTGAGGGCGGGTTAACTTTTGATTTCCTGTTTTTGCTTTCAGTTTTAAGCTCCTTCAGGCATAATCCCTACCCTCATTTACAATTTTCTTTTGGCTAGAAGATGTAAACCTGTCCTCTGTATTTCAGCCAAATCAGGGAGTCCATATTGATGAATCTGTATTCCATCAGGTTCATATCGAACACGCTGAGAAGGTGTTTTTGAATTGGCTTAAATTTCAGGCCAACACCTTTCAATTCCTTTTTTACGGATGTACGGCAGTTGATAACTCTGTACTCTCCATTGGTCCTTTTTACAAATCCTGCGGAAAAAATAATTCCTGATTTTCTGATGTCGTGTACCAATTCTAGCACGGTGCCGGGGGTCGCTTTTATCACAGGTTTTTCTGTTGAAACCTTGATGAATTGTACTTCTACTGCGTTGTTTACTCTGTTGCTGATTACTACGATTTGTTTTCTCATTTTAATAGGTTTTTGTGTGAATGATGAAGTGCAAATATATGTATTCTTTTTTTAACGTCAAAATTTATTTTCTATTTTTTTCATTTTTAATTCAGAGAAATGGGGTCCATGTAATTTCCGGGAAGTTGTGGTTCCCAAGGTTTTGGGTTGTTTTCCATGTCGAAAAGCACTATTCTGAAAAAAGTAACTTCATCAAGACATGCTATCGGTTGTATTTTTACTTTTTTGGCTAACATAAAAAATCTTTCCATTTTGACTGGTTTTTGTTGGTTTTACTTGAGTTTTAGTAGTGCAATAAGGTTTCTCTGAAGGGATGGATTTGTTAAAATTTCAGATATGTTTTTTGTTTTTAACGGGCTGTTGTTAAGTTTGTGTGCATAGGTGTAAAAGTTGAATCCTGTTATCCTTGAGCTTCCCTCTGTTTGTCTTTCAAAAAGAGTTTCTATTCGAATGGGTACTTCATAACAAACGGAAGCCATTTCTGCATTTTTTGGCGCGAAGTATATTGCGGTTCCTTGTACCAATTCGCAAATAAGGGGAACATTTGCATTTCTGAAATCGGCATTAATTTCATCCACAGTGGTGTACAGGGATTCGTTAATAGCTTTTTTCATGGCGTTGTTGTGGATTTCAGTTTCTTTCATAAATGTGTTGATTCTGTTTCTTTCCACCACTAGTGCGGATGGGTCAAAATGGGTAAACTCATTTTCGGTTTTTACTTCAGGATTGAGTTTTAGCAGGTTGTTTTTTACTTCTTCCAATAGAGCTAGTTGACTTTCGGTAAGTTTTTTCATTTTTTTAAGTTTTTTGATGTTAATATTTGTTTTTTTATTTTATCCTTGTGATTTCATTTGCTGAATTCCTGAAAACATCACCAACACAGGATTCCCGAACGAATTTTTTTATTTTGTTTCCATCAAAATCGACCATATCATTTAGGGTTTTTGCTTGGCTGTTTTCCATTGTGCAGCTGTGTCCGCGTCCTGATAAATCCCTGTAGAAAAATTGTTTTTGTGTTTTCATTTTTTGTATGTTTCAGGGTATAAAATTTCCATTGCTACTGTGTAAATATCTGTGGTTTCTGTGGCGAAAAATTCACATACTGTCCAACACTTTTCCATTAATGCGTTAAGATGTTTTCCCACAGGTACAGGTGTGTTTGAATATTCCGTAAAATCATCATCAGGATGAAAAGTATAGTTTGCTTCTTTCAGGGCTGTGAAAAACACTTTTACTTTTTCTAGGCTGTTGATTTTTTCAGGGGTTAATGCTAAGATATTTTCCATTTTTTTATTTTTTTGAAATTTTCAGTTAAAGTCGATTTTTTATTTTTTGGTTTTTTTGTGCCCTGCAGAATGCCTGCAGGGCTGTTATTTTTAATTAAAAAGTTCTAGCAGTGCTTTTGCTTCTGATAACTGTTCTTCACTCATGAAAGGATTGTGTACGGTGTGTTGATACACTAATTCGTCTAGGCAATATTCAGGTAATTCATTTTTTGCTATCCAATCGCGGACCATTTGGTGTTTTTGCTCTTCAATTTCTTCTGCGTTTATTTCGAATTCTGCCACAAGTTCAAGATCTTTATTTTCACAGGCAAAAATACGGATTGCATTTTCTGAAATTTGGATTGTAACGCCATTTCGCATGGTGATCAAGTAATGATCATTTTTTTCCTCGCATTTTTCTACAAAATGCCCTTTTACTTCAGTTTCTTCTGTTACTTCACGGTTCCAAAGTGTTGATTCAGGATATTTGATATTGATATCGTGGCCTTCGTTTGTGATATCTGCAAAGTTTATAACGCTGTTTTCATTTTTTACGTCATCATTAATTCCATAAGCTATGCACTCATTATTGATACCTAAATAGGTTTTGTTTGAGAAGATAAAATAGTCTACCATGCAGAATCCACCTGTTTGAGCTATTTCTTGGTAAGTGATTTTTGTTTTCATTTTATTAGGTTTTTGATGTTTGATGGGTACAAGGATATGTTTTTATTTATTAACGTCAAAATTTATTTACTGTTTTTTTATTTTTTTATATGCTAATTGGCATTTTAAACCTTTCAAAGTTTGTGGTAGCTTGCCTGCAGGTTATTTTTTCATTTATAACTTTTTCCCCTTTTACCACCCAATTGTACAGGGCATTTTGTAATTCTTTTTTTGATATGTCTTTGCTATTTGCCCTAACCATAAACGCAAACCCTGCAAAAATTTTTTCTATTCTTAAACCTTCGGGAGTGGTGAACGGCATGGAGCCCCTTTGAAAGTCAAAATAAAGGGCATTTACTTTGATATTTCGACCTGTGTAAACTTGGTCAGCAGTTTTTGATTTGAATTCTTTTTTGGTCATTTTTTTACGTTTTTTTGGAATTTTGATTAATTTTTTTTGATTTTTGAGCCCTGCCAAGGGTTGCAGGGCTCTTTTTTGTTTTTTAGAAAAAATGAATTTCAAATTTTTCTGATGTTCTGTTAAAATCGATTCTATACATTAGCCTGCATGCTTTTGCTATGTTTATGAATTCTTCGAGCAGGTAAATTTGATCTTTGAAAGTTATCACAATTCTGTCCTCTGTTCCCTCAATTGATGTCACTTCAAATTTGGCATGATTAAAAAAATCCAATTGTAAATTTATTAATGTTACGGCTAATTTTACGTTTTTTTGAGTTTTCATTTTTTTACGTTTTTTGGGAGTTGTTTTTTAGTTTTCAATTAAATTCATCAATATAGCAAGGTCAGTAATTTGGTCCTGATAATTGATAAAGTTTGCAATTTCTTCGCTGTTTGCTGATAATTCATAAAAGTTGTACATGTTTTTTAGTTTTTTGATGTTAATAAATTGATATTTTAGAATGGTAAATTTGGTTCTGTTGTAATGTACTGCAATTCGTAGGCGCCCATAAATTGATCATGTTTTTTTTCAGTTTCAATACTTTTTATTGATCTATTTGCAGAATCCAAAAAATATTGCAGGTCCTTAGGATTAATCCACTTTTTTGAAAAGTCTAGGTATATGGTGAAATGTAAGTGATTCATTTTTTTAGGTTTTTTAGTTGGAGCCTGTTTTGATGTTTGCAGGCCCCAAATTTTGATTTTTTAGTGAATTGGTATAACTATTATTTTTTGGCCTTTTTTGCTGCAAATATTGCATTTTTTGCAGTCTGATATACATTTTACAACTTTGAATCCATCAATATGTTTCTTGCTTATTGCCTCGGTATAATCGACCTTATTTAATCCACAAAATAAGTTGCTTGCCTCACCTGTTTTTAATTTGTCAATATTTTCGAGCCCTGAAAAATTAACGGCAAAATTAACACCTTTGAAATTTAGGTCCGTTCTTGCCGTATAAACATAAGTTTTAACGTTTAAACCTTTTGAAATTTGGTTCAATTTATCAATTGAGTTTTGGTTTTTGAAATCGCCTGACTCACTAACACGAAGTAAATTAACTTTTATGCGTTTTTTTGCTATAGCTGCATTGAATTCACTTATAAATTGATCTGAAGTACATTTATCAAAATAATAATTTTGGCGGTCCCTGAATGGTAAAACTTGTTTATATAAATGTTCAGCCTTTTTAGCGTAACAAACTTTTGATAATTTGCATAGGCCTAATTTATCTGAGGGGCAGCGCATTGCGGAGCTCATGTTAAAAATTGCAGTACTTTTTGGTAGTTTAGTGTTCCCAAAACTTAATATGTTTTTTAAAGTTTCCATGTTTTCTAGGTTTTTGATGTTAATAAATCAAGCTATGCAGTTAATTGTGAAGTAATACTTTAGTACAAATACAATTGATAATACTATAGCTACTGAAAAAACAGATAATAATATCATTTTAAGTTTATCTGCTGCGCTCACTTTAATTTGTTTAGTTTTCATAAGGCTAAAATTTTTGTTTGTTTGTTTGTTTCTGTAAATGTAATATTAACGACGTTAAAAAAGCAAGAGCAAAGCGAAAATAAATTGAAAATAGTTGCTCAAACCCAGGCAGGCTGCGGGTTTCAGAAGGTCAAAAAAAGGCAAAAAACAGGCAAAAAAGCATAAAAACAGGTAAAAAACGACATGCAAAAACATCAAAAAACGTCATATTTTTATAGTGACGTTAAAAAACAGATAAAAACAGGCAATAAATAAGCTATAAAAACATGCATATATAAACAGTAAATAAAGTAATGTAAAACAGGTATGAAATTAACCATATAAAAACAACTAATAAAATATAATTGAATGCATGTAATAAAGTAGTATAATTATACCATGCAATTATATAATACTAATATGTAAACAATACGACGTTAAAAAATATATAATATAATGCAATTGCATAGTAAAAAGATAATAATAACAGAACGGCCGCAAAACGACGGCGCACGCCCTCCAATATAGTCAAAAATCAAAAATGCGTTAAAAAAGGCCTTCTCCAGTAACGCGATATTTGAAAAAACTCAATGTTTATGCGGGTTTCAGAAGGTTGCAACACTTCAATAAATAACAGTAAATAAACAGTAATACATAAGGCATGCATGCCAATGCGCGCAAACGCGCAGTAGGCAAGGGATCCCTGCAGGACCTGCGCTATGGTCCATTGTATATAGGCTAATAAATATGGAACAGGCCTTGAAATGCAGTAAATAAAGGCAATACATGCATACATATGCAATGCATCCCGCGCCTGGCGCGTGTTGCAATGGACCGTAGGCCTGGAAATCAACAGCAGTACGGCAAAGAGAAGAGGCACCCCCTATGCTTTAGGATTTTCAAAAAGCGATGGCTGGGCCGAGTCCATCTCCGCAATTGTGTGAAAATTTTTACCCGGAAATGAAGTCCTGAAAAAATCTACAAAAATTTTTTACCCCGAAATCGAGGTTTGACGTTAATAAATGTGTGTGGGCGGGTGTGGGTGTATGTAAAAATAAGTTTGGAAAATCAGAAGCTTGTTTGTAAATTTGGTGCTTTAGGTTTATGTCGGAATTAAAAACATGGTTATGGCAAAGCAGACAGATGAGTTCGATGACTTGGAGGATGACTTGGAGGATGGGTTCGAAGAAGAGACCCCTAAGCCCTACGAGCCCCCCGTACCTGGGAAAAAGCGAGAGCGGGATATGTTATTCAGCAAACCGCCTCAGGGTGCCAACGGTGGTCATAAGACGTTAGTGCATACCAAGAGGGAGCTGGTACATGCTTTCCGATTGTCGCTGATGGGTGGCGGCAGTAAGGAGTTGGCTGATTTCTTTGGAGTGCAGGTATATACGATTGATTATTGGAAAAAGACAAAGCCGGAGTTCGCACTTGCCGTTAGAAAAGGGAAGGAATACGCTTCCATGAAAGTTGGGAAAAGTTTGTACAAGATATGTGTGGGATACACTGTGGTTGAGACCAAAGAAATGACGGGTACCAATTCCAAAGGCGACCCGATTTCCTACACCATTACCACAACCAGGCACATACCACCGAACATCAAAGCCATTATATTCTTCTTAACCAATAAAGAACGCGCGCTTTGGACAGATACCACTAAATTGGAACTAAGCGGAAGTGTGGATGCCATTAAAAAATTGGATATGTCAAAACTAAGCCCTGAAGAACAGGCACTGGCGAAAAAAATAGCAATCTTACAAATATCGGGACTAAGTGGAACCTCTGCAAACTGATGATAAATTAGAGCGAACCCGGTTTTTTCAAGCCGAGGAGTCTGAGATTCTTTCAAAAATGGAAGAAGAAGCTGCCTCGACGGATCAAGTGATGAACACCGCTATTCAAAGCCCTATAGCATTACTGCAGCAAGTCGGCCTTACCTTGGCGGAATTCATCGAAGTCTTCTGGAGCGAAGTGAGTAAAGACAATTACCATCCCAACTGGCATATAGCTTACCTGTGCAAGGAATTGGAAGAACTGGCAGAACGTGTGGGTAATAACCAACCCAAAGACCATGATCTTATTATCAACATACCGCCGGGAACCACAAAAACCATCACCTGTAGCATTATGTTCCCCGTGTGGTGTTGGACAAAATGGCCATGGATTAAATTCATTTGCTGCTCGTACTCAGGATTATTGGCGTTAGAAAGTGCAGAAAAGTCCCGTGATATCATGCGCAGCGACAAATTTAAAATGCTGTACCCCAATATCGGTATCAAAGAAGACAAAAACACAAAGAGTAATTATCAAATCTATACCAAGGAACACGTATTTCCTGGACAAATGCCAAGACAAGTGCTTGGTGGCACGCGTTACAGCACGTCTGTAGGCGGTACGCTGACAGGGTACCACGGACACATACAAATCGTGGATGATCCCATTAACCCCACACAGGCAGCCTCTACAACAGAAATTGATAACGCCAATAATTGGGTGGAACAAACACTTAGCACCCGTAAAACCGATAAAGAAGTTTCTGCAATGATCTTAGTTATGCAGAGATTACACCAAAATGACCCAACAGGACATCTTTTAGAGAAGAAAAAGGAAAATATTCGCCATATTTGTCTTCCGGGAGAAATACGGAACTATAAAGACATGGCAATGCCTAAAGACGTGGTGAAACATTATATCGACGATTTACTGGACACCCGAAGAATGTCATGGAAAGTGCTTACCGATATGGAAGCAGATTTAGGGCAATACGGGTTTGCAGGTCAGATTGGACAAAAACCAACTCCCCCAGGAGGAGGTATGTTCAAGGTGGATAACATTATTATTATCGATACCTTACCACCAATGAATCAGTTTGTAAGTTGGATCAGATTTTGGGATAAAGCAGGCACAATTGGGAAGGGCGCATTTACAGTAGGTTTAAAGATGGGAAGAACCCACGCGGGCAAATTCATCATCACAGACATAAAACGAGGGCAATGGGGCTCAGAAACAAGGGAGCGCATAATAAAAAGCACCGCCGAGGCAGATGGAGTAGAAATTCCTGTAGGAATTGAGCAGGAACCAGGGTCAGGGGGAAAGGAATCAGCTGAATCAACCGTTAGAAATCTTGTGGGATTTGTCACAAAAGTAGACAAACCTACAGGAGATAAAGCGTTTCGAGCAGACCCGTTCTCAGTTCAGGTAAATTATGGTAATGTGCAGTTGTTGCGAGGTGATTGGAACCGGGAGTTCATCGAAGAACTACGGTTCTTCCCATTTGCAACATATAAAGATCAAGTGGACGCAGGAAGTGCAGCGTTTGCGCAACTTGCCAGTAAGAAATTCGTTAAAAGCTATTAATTATGGAACGAACAAAGAACCAATCTCCGTTGAATAATGAAGATTTACGGGCATTTGCAAGCGAACTTTCTGCAAGGAACCAGTTAGCGGCAAAAATAGGCATGACAATGTATGAGGGTAAGAGAAACCTTTACGGAGCTCTTGGATACCCAACAAACCTTGTATTTGATGATTTTTTGGCGAGATACATGCGTCAGGATATCGCCAAGGCAATAATTGACAGGCCCGTCACCGCCACATGGCAGGGAGTCTTGGAACTCATAGAAACTGACGATGCTGAGGAAACCGCATTTGAGAAAGCCTGGAGAGACCTTAACTACAAATTCAAGCTTAAAGGTGTGTTGGAACGTGCTGACAGGCTTACAGGACTTGGTGAGTATGGTATTTTATTATTAGGACTTGATGACGTTAGAAATGTTGAAGGGTTTGCAGCTCCTGTAAAATCGGGACCAAGGGTACTAAAGTATTTGAAACCGTTCAGCCAACAAACCGCTGTTATCGATACATATGAAACCGACCCATCCAATGAAAGATATGGATATCCGTTAATGTATAGTATCGAGGTAGCGGACGTTGCAAGCGGTGCAAGTCAGCAGGTAAAAGTGCACTACAGCAGGGTAATTCACATTGTGGACAACTCTCTGGAGTCTGAAATAAAAGGCACACCTAGACTTCAGGCTGTGTTCAATAGGTTATTTGACGTTGAAAAGATTGTTGGCGGTAGCGCTGAAATGTTTTGGAGAGGCGCACGCCCAGGATTTAAGGGAACCGTTGACAAAGAGTATACAATGACTCCCGCTGCAAAAGAAACATTGCAAAATGAGATCGAAGAGTATGAAAACAACCTTCGCAGGTTTTTAATCAATGAAGGTGTGTCCATAGAGGGTATGGAATCGCAGGTATCTGACCCAAAGAACCATCTAGATGTACAATTGACGTTAATTTCTGCAGAGACAGGAATTCCCAAAAGAATATTATCCGGAAGTGAACGTGGGGAGCTTTCTTCAGCACAGGATGTTGGGGAATGGAAAACTTATGTAAAATCACGCAGAGAAAGTTGCGCAGAACCACAAATTATACGACCTTTGGTAGACAGGTTCATTGAATTCAAGATACTTCCGAAACCGTCAGAGGAGTACCATATCGATTGGGAAGATTTGTTTGCAACAAGTGAGCAGGCAAGGGTTGAAATGGGGAAAGCAAGAGCTAACGCACTGCGTGAGTACACATACAACCCACTAGCAGCAATGGTTGTTCCTCCAGACGGGTTTAAAGAATTCTTCCTTGGATTTGACCGGAAACAGATTGAATACATGAAACAATTGAATACCGATGAGATATTAGAGGAATTGGCTAGCGTACAGGACGTAATGGCACCTCCTGCACTCGAGGCCCCTGTTGAAAAGAAACCCGAGGCTAAAAAGAAAACAACAACCAGAACTAAATAAAAATGGCAACAATAGCAGTTGATACATATTTGGATGGTGGTGTCGCAAGGACAGCAGGTGAGGCTTGGACGTGTAACGGCGGTATATTAACTGTTCGTACAGATACAAGATGGCACTTAAATGCTCCTGCTACAATGACAGGTGCTATAGGTGCTGTTACTGTATCAGCTACTTTAGGCGGTGGTTATTACATAGATGCTACTGCGGTTAGATGGCTTGCTATTACTGGCGGTAGCGGAACGCCTGCTATTGGAGATATTGTTAGTCAAGGAGGAGTGTCTGGTTATTATTTAGGTTACTGGGCTTCATTAACAGCAGCTCCTACATTAGCTATAGGTGCTACAGGTTTTATTAAACTTAGAGAAGTTACAGGTGGTGCTTTTAGTGCTGGTGCTTTAACATTTAGTGGTACAGGTGCTGCAACTGCGAGTGGAGCTGATGTGACAGGTTGGATTGAAGTAGTGCACGATCAGAATGTTACTATTACTGTACCTCGACTTGGTAAGTTCCAAACAAGAGGTGATTGGTTTTATCTTGACAATACAACGGGAAGTGCTAATCAATTAGTTCAGATTCCTACAAATGGGAGTGCTACTGCTTATGTTCCGGGAGTATGGATTGAAACAAGTTCTGGAAGTGGGGTTTATGAATATTATCCTTCTCTGTATGCAGCAGGGATGACTACTACAAACTTAGGTACTGATGCGAGAAGTAAGTTTGTATGTATGGAGACTAATGGTAATATACGT